GTTGAAAAAAAATGGAGTAGATGTTCCAAATAGTGCAGGAGAAATTGCAGTTCAAGGAACAGCATCAGAAGCAATTGCTGCTTGGAATTATGTAGTATCTGCTTCTGCGAATGATTATTATGAACTTATGTGGAGTTCTACTGATATTCACGTTGTAATCAAAGCAAGGACTGCAAGTGGAGTTGTTCCTGCTATTCCATCAATCATTCTCACAGTAGTCTCTATATAATACACAAGATAAATGCTCACAATCCTCGCAGCATTCATAGCATTCGGAGTGTTCCTTTTCATTATGTCTCTGCTATAATACATAAGATAAAACCACAACTTTTTATGACTTACGATACGGTCTTTATATCCGATGTGCATTTAGGAACTCCAAGATGTAATACCGAAAAGTTTCTCAAGTTTCTGAAAGAACTCAAGACCAAAAAGTTAGTTCTGGTAGGTGACATTATAGACATTTACTGTATGGAAAGATATAACACTCGTTGGACCAAAGAACATACAGAATGCGTTCATCAAATACTCAATCTCGCAAAGAAAGGAACCGAGATTGTTTATATTCTTGGTAATCACGAAGGAATGATTCGTCGTTATACTGACTTTGAGCACAAGAACTTTAAGATGGTAGAAGAGTATATTCATAAAGACTCAAAAGGAAATAAGTTTCTTTGTATTCACGGAGATAAGTATTCGGAGTATTCTTCTGGGTCTTGGAAGCAACTGATGTTCAATAAAGGTTATGAATTCATTACACCATTAAGTTTGTGGTTAGAAAGATTTTTTAGGTTCTCTTTGGTTTATGCTCTGAAGAATAGTGTTCGTGGTAAGAATTATATCAATCAATATGAGACCGATATTGCTTCTTATTGTGCTCAAAGAGATAAGAAATATTCTGGTGTAATCTGCGGTCATATACATTCTGGAAATATTCGTAACTTTGGTAGAATCACTTATATGTGTTGCGGTGATTTTGTGGATACCTGTTCTGCGATTGTAGAAAAGAATGGTGTATATTGTTTGGAAAAGTATTGATGATATCCTCAACAACACCTGACAAACTCGCAGAAATCATCAGAGATACATGGCCTCAACTATATAATTACACTCATCTAAAAGGCAATGAAACTGAGATACCTTCTAGCACTTCTACCACTACTTCTAGTATCCTGTAAGGATGAACCAATACCAATACCTTATGAGGTTCATAAAGTCACAAAGAGTGGAACTTTAATTGATTGTAAAGGAAAGGATTTTAACGAAGGAAAGGCAACTGAAATTCGTATCAGTTCTTCAATCAAAGATGTAACAGTCAAGAACTGTAATCTCAAAGGTTCTATTCGTGTTCTTGGACTGGGAATGAATGGTGAGGATGAAAAGGTCAAAGAATCTTCCTATAAGGTAGGGCACACTGAAAGAGCGCAAGCAGCAGCACCTTCAAATGTTCTTCTTTCTAATCTAACAATAGAAGGAGTACAAAGAGTTCCGTTGTATCTTGCACCAGGAGTTACAAAAGTAACGATTAAAAATTCTAAATTTATTGGGAACACTGTATCAACTGTAATTTATTTGGATGCTGAGAGTGCTTATAATACCATTCGTAATAATACTTTTAATGTAGAAGGAAGTGCAACATATAGAGTTCGTGAAGTGATTGCCGTAGATGGTTCGGCACATAATCAAATCACCGGTAATACTTTTGAAAAAGCAGTCGGTGGTGGAGTATATCTGTATAGAAATTGTGGTGAAGGTGGAACAGTCAGACATCAAGCACCACAGTATAATGTAATTGAAGATAATAACTTCAATTTGACTGGATTGAATTGGGGTAATTATGGAATTTGGTTAGGTTCTCGTAATGGAAACCGCAATTATTGTAGTGCTGATGACGGGCATAAGTTTGGGAGTAGTATAGACAACGGAGACTTTGCCGACTATAATGAGGTGAGTAATAATAAGTTTTCTGGTTCTGATGGTACTATTAAGAACGATGGAAAAGGGAACATTACCAATTGACTTTTCTTGAATAGTTTGGTAAGATGAGGAGAGAAATATCCTCATTTTTTATGTCTAAAATTACCAAGAAAACTTTTGATGATTATGGAAATGACTTCCGTGCAGGTAAGAAGAATATTGATGATCTGTACAAAAAAATGATTGATGACCTTGCCGCAGCATCAAGAGAAGAATCTAAATTCCAGTATGTAATGAAAGATGTATTTGAGATAATGCGTTCTCTTGGTTGGACTGGTGATGATAGTTTTGAGGTGAATATTGGTGGTTGTTCTGCAACAGGAACCGCAACTCACCCAGATGCAAATCCAAAGTGGGCAAAACCTTATGGTACGGTTACTTATCAATCTGATGCCTTTATCGTCATTAAAAATGCAAACAAGAATCCAGTTGTCTCATCTCAAGCACCTCAACTTCAAGAAGGTCAACAAAAACCTGTAGTAGTATGATGCAAAATATCAATTGGTTTAATGTTTTCTTTGATCTCTATATTATTTACTGGGGATTTAACTACGGTAAAAATAAAGAAGATGAATCATAGAAAACATAAGCAATCAGAAAACAAAAGAAAACCTAAAAAAGAGATCTATAATCCTTATGCAAATGACCCACCAGATGCAAAGTGTCCTTATTGTGGGCAATCTGGAAAAATTTGTTCTTATATTAATGCAGTAAGTCGCGGATGGGGAAGAGGAGCGTGTAAAATAAAAAATGAATCATAAAACTACTCTTCAAGAACAAATAAGTTATATTCTTATCACACTCAAAGAAACTCTAAATATTTTTGGTACGCATCTTAAGAATGCCACTTTACTCCACTTCAGACGAACTTTTGTATAATTTAGAAGCAACAACAAGTTCAGAAGCAAAAAGAAAATGGAGACAATCAATCAAAGAAAAATGGAATTATGAATGTGCATATTGCGAATCTGATGAGAATTTAACATTAGATCATATTACCCCAAGATCTAAAGGTGGAAGTGACCGAGTTACAAATGTCTTATGTGCTTGTCATTCTTGTAATCAATCAAAAGGTCATCAATCTTGGTATGATTGGTATATGCAACAATCATTCTTTACAACTGAAAAATTATCTGCTATTATAGAATGGCAGAAACAAATAAATGGTAATGAATACTATACCTATCACCCAAGAAGAAATATAATTTAATGGACCCATATAGTATTCGCCCACTGTTAGAACTAGCAGTGGGCATTATCATTTCAATTTTAACAATCATTATACCTTTAGTTGTACTATTATGAAATTCACAGTTTATTCAAAAGATGGATGCCCTTATTGTTCTAAAATAAAACAGATGCTACAATTAATCAATCTGGAACATAAAATCTACAAATTAGATGAAGATTTTTCAAGAGATGAATTCTATTCCAAGTTTGGATTTGGATCTACATTTCCACAAGTAGTTCTTAATGATCAAGAGCATCTCGGTGGATGTACAGATACTGTTAAATATTTACAGGAGAACAAAGTAATCTAAATGGAAACAACCTTTTACGAAGTTTATTATGATGTAGAAAAGGCAATTGATTACGCTTTTAAAGGTCAGTTTGTATTAAAGTTTTATGATTATTTGAAAATTAAAAAAGTTCTCCGCCGAGAAGTGGGAGAATTTATTGAAAGTAAAACTGCATCAAACATTAGTGAGGTTGTACTAGATTTAGATACTTATCTTGAAGGTGGTTCTGATAATGAACATAAACAACTTCGTGAAGCATATGGACATCTTTCAAAACCAGAAGCAAGAAAAATAAGAAATTATTTGTATGGCATTCTCAATGATGCATGGAAATACAGCAATGACAAAAAACCAGGACGACGAAAGAAACAAACTAAATAACTCTCGGAACCTCCACATTAATCGGGGGTTTGAGTTGATGTTAAGAAATAATAGTAGGAGGGAGAAACCATCAGAACCAAAAACATTTCAAATTCGTTTTGGTAAGATGATATCTCTCTTCAAACGAGAGATACATTTTCAATTTGAATTATTTTTAGATATGAAAAAAAAGTAACTCTCAAGGAGAATACCGATGGAAACTACAGTTATTCTTACATTCACAACTCTTTTTTGTGTAATGTTCTTAATGATTGGATTAATTGGAGGTTGGATAGTTAAACAGTATCAAGTGGAAAGAATTTATGGTATTCGTAACATTCATCCAGAATTTTTTGACAATAACGGAAATATAATTCCGGACGAGGTTTTGGCTGTTAGATTTGAAGAAGGATTCTTTGACAATGATGATGATGAGTGTGAAGAAGATTGATAAATATTTAAGATTGTATTATAATAAACTGAATTTTATTAAAAATTATGCCTGTAACAAAAACTGAAGTACCGATTGTAAAACTTCAACCAAATGCATTTCAATATGAGATTTTGGAATTAGTTTCAAAGCAAAGAACTAATATAAAAAAAGTAGAAGTTCTAAAAGAATACCGTAATGATGCTCTAGTGAGTTTATTTATTTGGAACTTTGATGAGAGTGTGATTAGCATTTTACCTCCTGGTGCCGTCCCTTATGCGGACCCAAATGAACAATCATCAGTGGGAGGAAATCTAACTGAATTGATTGATAGTAAAGCAAAAAACACCAATTTGAAAAATGGTGCATATGCAGGAACTGAAGAGTTAATGAATAAACAACGCACTTCTCTTCGTAATGAGCACCCAAACTTTTATATTTTTCTGAAGGGAGGAAGTGATACTCTTTCTCAAATCCGCAAAGAAACTATTTTTATTAATATGCTTCAAGGACTTCATCCTCTAGAAGCAGAATTAGTATGTCTTGTGAAGGATAAAAATCTTACAGATAAATATAAAGTAAGTTGGGATAATGTTAAGGAGGCATATCCCGATATTCGTTGGGGGGGTCGTTCGTGAGTAAAACTGTAGTAGTAGAGGAACAAATTATGCAGTGGACTCCAGAAGAAAAAAAAGAAATTTCTTCTCGTTACGGTTGTGAAATTATTTTTGAACGTACTACTCTTGCTCAAGTAAAAGATCCTTCTCTACCAAATGATGCTTATCTAATTTTGTACCGAGTGAATGATGAGACTCATGTAGACTTATGTCGCGGAACTAGAGTTAAAATCTTTGATATGTATTATGATAAGTTTGGTCCAGGATCTGTTCAAAAAATTGACTTTGGATATGGAAGAGTTTCACCTAAAATATGGGGTTATAAAGCACCTGAGGGAAAGAAAAAAAAATGACTGAAGGATTTAATAATAAATTGAAGGTAGAAATTGATTCAACTGAAGTTGATAAACTACTAAAACACTACAAAAAAATTAAAAAATATATGAAATCTTCCTTATATGAAGTGAAGAAAATTGATGGAACAGAGAAGGTTGTGTCGGAACTTTTAAAAGAATATGAGGATAATCCTCTAAATTAAATAAATGGGTAAGCATTTTTTATTAAACCTTTATGGATGCTCGTCAGTTCTGTTGAACGACGAGCGTTTTCTTGTTGATTTACTGGAAAATTCTGCAGTTGCATCTGGAGCAACCGTATTAAAAACAGTATCTCATAAGTTTGAACCTCAAGGGGTTACTATTATATGCTTACTTTCAGAAAGTCATATCAGTATTCATACTTGGCCTGAAGAACATAAGGCATCAGCAGACATTTTTACTTGTGGACTATCTAATCCAAAGATTGGATGTGATATAATGATAGAACAACTTAAACCAATTGAATATAAACTTAATTATATTCAAAGATGAAAACGGAGAGGATTGACATCCTCTCTTTTTTTATGTAAAATGATACAAGATATACTATTGGAATGAATAAAGAACGATTAAAATTAATTGTAAATAATCTAGATCTTTTAGTTCAATCTCTAAAGGAAGAACTTATAGATGCTCCTGAAATTTCTTATGAGAGTACATCCTCATACGTAGAGGATGATGTTGACGAATACTATACTGAGGATGACGAAGATGTATGAAGACTTGACGCCGTATGATCGGTCACTTGCAAGATTTGGAGATAAGTGTGCTCTTATCGCTGGACTTGAAATTGCCGATAAAATTTCTCCAGAAGATGCATATCAACAAATCAAAGAAATGTATAAGGAACTGAAAAAACTTCGCAAAGTAGAAAAAGAAAATTGGGAGACGCCAAACTAATGAAACCTATCAAAGCAAAAGATCTTTTAGAACTTGACCGATATATGCAAGTTGTGATGATCCGTCAAACACAACTTCCACAAACTCTTGTTTATCAAGCGGGCAAGAATGATTATAGTGAAGACCCCATTCACACTAAGTTTCCTCCTGGTGAGAAGGACTGTGGTAAATGGGTAATTGAGCAACTACTGGCAAATGAACGGGGGCACTGGGGACCACTGGAGCATCCTGCGATTACTTTGGACTGTGTTGGATTTGTTCATAATGTAATGGTTCAGGCAAGAACTCATCGTGTTGGAGTTTCTTTTGATGTCCAGTCTCAGCGTTATACCGGTCGTCGTGTATTGAAGGTTGCGACTGGTGACCTGAAACCTGAAGAGGTCTTCTATGTGCGTCCAGAAGGTCTCTACCTTGACCGTAAAGGGCATAAGTATGAGTGGACGAGGGAAGACTATCAAAGACAGTTAAAGTTCTGTCTAGCGGCATCTGAGAGGTATGCTGAGGGATATAATACTCGTGGTATGGCAGAGGAGCATCTTCGTGACTATCTTCCTCAGAATATTCGTCAGAACTTTGTCGTAACATTCTCTCTTCGTGCCGCACTACACTTCCTTGACCTTCGTGCAAAACTTGATGCTCAAGTAGAGATTCAGGGTCTCTGTGAAGGTATGGTCCCCGTAATGAGAGAATGGGTTCCAGAAATCTTCAGTTATTATGAGGAAAAGCGTCTACATAAAGCACGATTGAGCCCTTGAGGTATTATGAAATCTTATTGTGTAAAAGACCATCTTACTGGTCATATATTTAAAGTTCTTTTTACGGAGCAAGACTTTCAAGAATTTTTGAAATCTCATCCAGATATTGATGAGTGTATTGATTGTATTGAGT